TGGTGCTGCTGGTGCTGCGGCTAAAATAATAGGTGGCAAAATGCTTGCCAAAATCATACCGGGCGCCGCCGCTGCTTTTGCCATAAAAGACTTCATGGAAGGTGACTACACCGGGGCATTGCTAAACACTGCTGCCGCTGGTGCTAGTTTCATTCCCGGTGTAGGTACTGCGGCTGCACTCGGATTATCTGGTATTGATGCTATTCGAGAATCATTTTTCAATGACGATGAGGGTGCAGCAATCGCCGAGCAAAAGAAGGTGGCTGAAAACCAATTGATAAGTCAATCTGCCCAAGAAAACTCACAGATGGATGTGCCTACCTTGATGGCCAAGTTGGTGACAATCCAAGAGGCAACTCTGCGACTACAACGTGAAGCCACCGACCACTTAGAAAATATCAAAAACGAGGTCTAAACATATAAATAACCCTATAGATAGGAAACAATATGAGTTGGCGTAAACACTTTAGAACAGCAAATGCAAGCCCCCTTACTAATAATAGTCGGGGCAATGATTCATTTTCGCATAACAACTGGGCTTCCCAGTTACCAGAGGTTTATATTGGTCACCCAAATAGGGTCGAGCGATATGCCCAATATGAGAATATGGATAACGACAGTGAAGTAAACGCCGCACTGGATATTATCGCCGAGTTTTGTACACAAAAGAATGGTGATAACGGAACAGGGTTCGATATTCATTTTTATGAAGAAGCAACAGATTCTGAAATCAAGATTCTAAAAGAAGCCCTTATTAACTGGTGGAAAATTAATAAATTCGAAACACGTTTGTTTAAAGCATTCCGTAATACTATTAAATATGGCGATCAAGTCTTTATCCGTGACCCCGATACACTAGAATGGTTCTGGGTTAATATGGAAGATGTCATTAAAGTAATCGTTAATGAAGGCGAAGGCAAAGCACCCGAGCAATACGTGGTTAGAAACATCAATCCAAACTTCGAAAGCTTAACAGCAACGCAACGAACACACCAAGATCAAGTAGCTGGACAGACATCAAGCGGAACATCCGTTAATCAAAGCTACCAACAATCAAGTGCAGCAAATGGTAGCAGTGGTGGATCACGATTTGAAAATCAAATCAATGAATTCGCAGTCGATGCTGAACATATTGTTCATTGTTCACTAACCGAAGGCATGGATGTATCTTGGCCATTTGGTAATAGTATTTTGGAACGTATTTTCAAGGTATATAAACAAAAAGAACTACTAGAAGACGCACTTCTTATCTATCGTATCCAACGTGCACCTGAACGCCGAGTATTCAAAGTAGATGTTGGTAATATGCCATCACATATGGCTATGGCGTTTGTTGAGCGTGTGAAAAACGAAATTCACCAGAAGCGTCTGCCGTCACAAAGCGGTGGAAACAATATGATGGATGCTACATATAATCCACTATGTTTAGATTTGAGTACCAGAATTCCGTTATTGGATGGTAGGACGCTATCACTTAATCATATTATTGATGAATTTAATGAAGGTAAGGAAAATTGGGTTTATTCTACTAATCCAGAAAATGGCGAAATAGTTCCCGGTCCAGTATCATGGGCTGGTATTACCAGAGAGAATGCGGAAGTAGTTAAATTAACTTTTGATAACGGCGAGACATTGACATGTACCCCCGATCATAAAATTCCAGTATTAGGAAAAGGATTTGTTAGTGCATCCGAACTAACTGCCGATGATAGTTTAATTTCACATAATACACAACAAACACCCATTACGACTGGAAAAAAACATAAAGATAAAACATATACACAGGTGTTTGATCATAACAAGAAAAACTGGATTTATGTTCATAGAATGGTTGCTAATTTTATGAAGAATAAAACTCTTCATGAAGAGTTTACATACTTGGACGAAAATATAAATTTATCTAAAAATACCATTCATCATAAGGATTATACAAGAAATAACAATAATCCAAGTAACTTATGCTTTATGAATAAAGAAGATCATATTAAGTTTCATAGTGAAAATAATTTCTGGAATGTTGTGTCAGATGCCGAGGCAGCACGTATCAAAAATAAGATATCTATTAAAACCAAACGTAACTGGGATAATATGAATTCTATTGATAAAGCTGTGGCAGTTAATGATATGCGAACTATTCAACAGAAAGCAGTATGGATGCGCAAAAATGATCCTGAAACTAAGGCATCTTATGCCAAAAATATGTCTGCATCTCAAAAAATACGCATGAAAGAAAATCCAAAGGCATTAGCGCAATTACTCAAAAATGCTGAAAATAGAGTTCCGTTTAATAATCAAGAGATGGTTTTAACACAGCAAATGTTAGGCAGAGTTGTTAGTATTATAGTAAAAAATAATACCACCACAAAAACTGAAGTTTTAAAGTTATGCGATGCTGATTCCATATTAATGAATATGTTTAGAGATGCTAATCCCAAAACAAAAAGATTATGTAAAATTGATTTTGACAAATGGGGATATAGTAAAATGGACAAACTTATAACCCAAGAAGGTTATAGTAATTGGAAAGATTTTACTAAAAAAGTTAGTCAATATAACCATAAAGTAGTGTCAATTGAGTATTTGGAAGAGACAATGGATGTTGGCACGATTACAGTTGATGGACTAGAAGAATATCATAACTATCATACTTTTGCTATTGATGCCGGAATATATGTTAAGAATTCAACAAATGAAGATTATTTCTTCCCCGTAACATCGGATGGTCGTGGTTCATCGGTTGATGTTCTACCGGGTGGACAAAATCTCGGTGAAATTAATGATTTGCTTTACTTTAATAATAAATTATTGCGTGGATTACGTATACCGTCATCATATCTACCTACGGGACCAGACGAAGGTTCGCAAACATACAATGATGGTCGTATGGGAACCGCATTGATTCAAGAAAAGACGTTCAATGACTACTGTATTCGTCTTCAAAATATGCTTGCACCATCATTTGACCAAGAGTTTAAGGTATTTTTACAAGAACGTGGATACAATATTGATAACTCAATCTTTGATTTACGTTTCAATGAACCACAAAACTTCTCAGCGTATCGTGAAGTAGAAGTAGATAGCAACCGTATCGGAACATTTACACAGCTTCTTGAAGTGCAGGGAATGTCATTGCGTTTCTTACAAAAGCGTTATCTTGGTCTTTCAGAAGAAGAAATGCAAGAAAATGACCGTATGTGGCGTGAAGAAAACGTCGAGTCTGAAGCAACACCTGTAACTGGCGACAGTATGCGTGGGCTTGGTATGAGTCCGGGTGGATTTAATGCTGATATGGACATTGCAGACCCTGATCAACCAGACTTTGGCGGTGATGAAATGGGCGAGATGGGTGGACCAGAAGGCGACGACATGGATGCTGACCTAGAATTGTAATCTTTGATAAATAAAAGAAAGGGGATTACCGATGCAGTTGCACGAAGTTTTTTCAAGAACAGATGATAATGAAGATTACCGTGACGATGCGGAGGACGGATCACGTCGAAAGAAAAGTGATACCCGTAAGACTCGTTTAACCCTTTCACATATTAATAAACTTCGCATTATGAATGATACGCGAACACTCGAACAAGAAGAAAAAATAAAACAAGTCCAACAACAATATAAGAAACCAGTCGAAGACTCCGCTGGATTGTAAATTTACTCCAAAATCACGTTTTTTGGGGCTTTTGATAAATAAATATACGGTTAATAGTAAATACCTGTATAGAAGAAGCCCTATTATAAAAACCTTAAAGGAGTTTAAATTATTATGAGCAAGTTTGAAAAATTAATTGAATACGTTGTGAACGAAGACATGGAAAAAGCCCGTGCGCTTTTCCACGATCTATGCGTAGAAAAATCCCGTGACATTTATGAGAATCTTCTCGATGAAGAAGACCTTGATGAAGCTGAAGAAGCTGACGAAGAAGTTACTGAATCAGATGATGAAGACGAAGATGATAAAGAAGAAGTAGAAGAATCTTTTATGGACGAAGATTCTGACAATCTTCCTGTTGACCAATTCATTGATGATATCGAAGCTGATGAAGCTGGTATGTCAATGGAAGGCGAAGACGATTTCGGCGATGACGAAGCAACATTCGGCGATGACGAAATGGGCGGCGAAGATGATATTGAAGATCGTATCGTAGACGTTGAAGACGCACTTGACGAACTAGAAGCAAAATTTAACGAGATTGTTGATGGTGGCGAATATGGCGACGACGAAGGCGACGATATGGGAATGGAATTCGGCGACGATGAAGACGGTATGGGCGACGAAGATTTCGGTGACGAAGAAAGTGGCGAAATGGATTTTGATTCTGAAGAAGATGATGATGAAATGGAAGAAACATTTGTTCGTGAATACACAGAAAAAGTTGACACACCTTCTAATAGTGCTCGTGAAGTTGGTACAGGCAAAGGCATCACTGTTAATAACAAAGATGTTGTAGCTAAAAAGCGTGAAAAAGGTTCAATCGACATTGGACGTGGTAGCAAGACGGAAGGTTCTAAGCCATCAGTAGGTAAATATGCTGACGGAATGGACCCACGTGCTGTTGGCAAGAAAAATGGCGACGGTCCAAAAACCGCTGCACCAGCAACAAAAAGCGAAGACCCCGGCAAAGGCAAGGGTCCAGTAGCTAAGAGTCACAAGTAAAAGACTCCTAACGGAGAGGAAAAATATAGAATGGCTTCTTATTTGAGAGAAAACCTTACCTTCAAACAAGCGCAGATCGTCGTTGAAACTGCGAATGAAGGTAAGGAACTCTTTATGAAAGGTATATGTATTCAAGGCGATCAACTGAACGCTAATAAACGTGTATACCCGACTAACGAGATTTCCGGTGCTGTAGTACAGATCACCGAAAGATTAAAGCAAGGTGAATCAGTTCTTGGCGAAGTAGACCATCCTGATGACCTGCAAGTTAACCTAGACCGAGTGTCCCACATGATTGAATCAATGTGGATGGAAGGCAACGATGGTTACGGTAAACTAAAAATTATTCCTACTCCAATGGGCAAGCTTGTCCAAACAATGTTGGAGTCAGGGGTTAAATTGGGCGTTTCATCCAGAGGTTCTGGAAACGTTAACGAAAGCGACGGAAAAGTTTCTGACTTCGAAATCGTAACCGTTGATGTTGTTGCCCAACCAAGCGCACCAGATGCATATCCAACAGCTATCTACGAAGGGCTAATGAATATGCGAGGTGGACACAGAGTTCTGGAAATCGCCAAAGCTACCGGCGAAGATCAAAAAGTCCAGAAATATCTAAAAGAAGGCGTTCTGCGCCTTATCAAAGACCTAAAACTAGGAGACAAATAAATGTTTGAGGCTCTAAAACCATTACTAGAAAGTGATATCGTCAATGAAGAAACTCGCCAAGCAATTCAAGAAGCTTGGGAACAAAAGGTTGGTGAAATTACTGAGCAAAATAAAGCGGAACTCCGTGAAGAATTTGCTCAAAAGTATCAGCACGATAAGTCTGTAATGGTTGAAGCTCTTGACACAATGGTAACTGAAAGTCTTAACGATGAATTAAAACAAATCGTTAAAGAAAAGAAGGCTCTATCCGAAGACCGTGTACGTTTCGCCAGTAAAATGACGGAATCTGCAAAGCGTTTTGACCAGTTCATGGTTTCTAAACTAGCTGAAGAAATTAAAGAACTACGTTCAGACCGAAAGGTTCAAGTGGAAGCACTCGCTAAATTCGAAGACTTTATGGTTCAAGCACTAGCTGAAGAAATTGAAGAATTCCAAGTTGATAAAAAAGACCTAGCTGAAACAAAAGTTAAACTAGTTTCAGAAGCTAAGTCAAAAATGAAATCAATGCAAAAAGAATTCATCAAGCGTTCAGCGAAATTGGTTGAAACCGCAGTTTCCAAAAATCTTACACGTGAATTATCACAGTTGAAAGAAGATATCCAAGCTTCACGCAAGAACGATTTCGGTCGCCGCTTGTTCGAAGCCTTTGCTACCGAATTCGGTGCATCGCATCTTAATACAAATGTGGAAATGAAAAAGCTCGAAAAGAAACTAGCAGAAAAAGAAGCAATGATCAGTGAATCAACTGAAAAAGCTTCAAAAACTGCTCGCCTACTAGAAAGCAAAGATCGTGAACTACGTTTAACACAAGATCGTATCGAACGTAGTAAGGTTTTGTCAGAACTTTTACAACCATTAAATCGAGACAAAGCAAATGCTATGAAAAGCCTACTTGAGTCAGTTGACACAGGTAAACTTAGAACAGCATTCGATAAATATCTACCAGCCCTACTTAACGAAACACGTAAACCTAAAGCTAAAACGCTTAACGAAAGTTCACAAGTTCGAGAAGTAACCGGGGATAAAAAACAAAAAGCGCCAGAAGCAGACGTTGTTGAATTAGACAGCATCCGTAAACTGGCAGGCATTAACTAACAGGAGACAAAAAATGTCACAGCCACTATTAGAAAGCCGTTGGAACGAGACAAAAGGCACGTTGCTTGAAGGTCTTGACGGAACAGCACGCAAGAATATGTCAATGATTCTTGAAAATACAAAAAAGCAGCTTCTTAACGAAACTGCAACAGTGGGCGGAACAGCCCATGGTAACATCGCAACACTAAACCGTGTGATCCTTCCGGTCATTCGTCGTGTGATGCCAACCGTTATCGCTAACGAACTTGTAGGCGTTCAGCCAATGCAAGGTCCAGTAGCACAAATTCACACGCTACGTGTACGTTATGCTGACACAGTTACTTCAACTGGTTCAACAGGCGCAACAGCTGGTGAAGAAGCACTATCACCATTCAAAATTGCAACCGCTTATTCTGGTGCAGATACGACTACAGATGCGAACAACGCTGGACGTGCAGCTAATACTGCTACTCTAGAAGGTGATCCGGGTCAGCGTATGTCTATCCAAATCATGAAGCAGCCTGTTGAAGCTAAAACTCGTAAGCTTGCAGCACGTTGGACTTTTGAAGCAGCTCAAGACGCAGATGCAATGCATGGTATCGATATCGAAGCAGAAGTAATGGCAGCACTTGCTCAAGAAATTACTTCAGAAATCGATCAAGAAATCATTTCTTCGCTTCGTGCACTAGCAGCAACAGAATACACATATAACCAAGCGGCAGTGTCCGGTACAGCAACTTATGTTGGTGACGAACACGCAGCTCTTGCAGTTCTTATTAACCGTATGGCTAACAAGATCGGTCAGCGCACACGTCGTGGTCTAGGTAACTGGGCAGTCGTTTCCCCAGAAATGCTTACAGTTCTTCAAAGCGCAAGCACATCAGCTTTCGCTCGTACAACTGAAGGTACTTTCGAAGGTCCAACTAACCAGAAATTCGTTGGTACGCTTAACAGCACAATGAAAATCTACGTAGACACATATGCAGCAGATACTACACCAGTTCTTGTTGGATATAAAGGTTCTTCTGAAGCAGATGCAGCAGCATTCTATTGCCCGTATATTCCTCTTATGAGTTCTGGTACAGTTCTAGACCCAAGCACATTCGAACCAGTAGTTAGCTTTATGACAAGATACGGATATGTGGAATTAACGAACTCTTCCAGTAGCTTTGGTAATGCTGGCGATTATTTGGGCGAAATTGCCGTAAGTAATATTTCGTTTAGCTAAGGCTATACGCAATAAAGTTACGCAGTTTTACTTAGATAAGACACAAAAGATTAGGGAGAGCCTTCGGGTTCTCCCTTTTTTTATATAGATTTTTATATCCACCTGCGTTATAATGATAAATAAGTATATAACAAAGGAATATAATGAAACATTTTATCTATAAGACAACACATACAAACGGCAAATACTACATTGGTAGACATTCAACAAACAATATAGAAGACGGCTACTTAGGATCAGGTAAATGGGTCAGGGGCATCATTGATAAGTCTTCTTTATCCCGTGAAGTAATTCAGGAATACGATACCTTTGAAGACCTCATAGACGCAGAAGAGCAGTTTCTTATAGAACACATCCATAATCCCCAATGTATGAATATGACTGCACAATCTATCGGTTTCGTCACTGGTGGCAACAACCCTATGAAGGACCCTGATATAGCATCTAAAATATCAGGAGATAATCATTATTCAAGAACTAATCCCGAAAAAGTATCTCGTGGCGACAAACACTGGATGAATACCAATCCAGAAGCACGAGATACTTTCGTTGATAATCACCCTATGAAAACAGATGATAACAGGCAAAGGCAATCTGTGCGTAGAACGCAACGAAACTATGATAATAATCCTTCTGTGAAAAGTGCCAAAGAAGGTAAACATCATTGGCAGAATGGTAAGTCCCCGAATGCTGGTGGTAAGTTGAATAAAAAGTTGATTGAAGAAGGTCGGCATAACTTCCAAGGACCTGAGCATAATCGCCGCATGATTGAAGAAGGTAAAAATCCATGGGTGGGTGCTACACAAAATGAAAAGATGTTATCTACTGGAACTCATCCATCACAAACAAGATTAGTGTGTGAGCATTGTGGTTTAGAAACTGCTAAGGGTATGTACGCACGTTGGCACGGCGATAACTGTAAGACAAAAACATAAACGATTGACAATCCTTAACCTATAGTGTATGTTATTTAAATGATACAGAACATTTATCCAGATGGAATGCATACCGATGCTGCAAATGGCAACAAACAATGGTTCTCTAATGGCAAACGACATAGAGAAGATGGCCCTGCCCTTGAATATGCAAATGGCAACAAATATTGGTACTTTAATGGCAAACTACATAGAGAAGATGGCCCTGCTATTGAATTTACAAATGGCACCAAAGTTTGGTACTTAAATGGCAACCTAGTAAACATGGGAGATGTTATCACTGATCCAAAAGATCAATTCTGGTGGAATATGAAATCATGAGAAAAGATGGAATGCATACCAATGAATTTGGTAACAAAGAATGGTATTTGAATGGCGAACGTCATAGAGAAGATGGTCCTGCTATTGAATATGCATATGGCGAGAATTTTTGGTACTTGAATGGCAACCTTCATAGAACTGATGGCCCTGCCATTGAAAATTCAAATGGCGACAAATTATGGTACTTGAATGGTGAACGACATAGAACTGATGGTCCTGCCGTTGAATTTGCAGATGGCGACAAATTTTGGTA